TCTAACCGAACCATTATAAATAGAAGTATTACCTGTCATCTCAAGTATTAATTTACCATCGTTATTGGTACATTCAAACTTTGATTGGTTAAATGGTAAAAATCCACAAGATGGGAAAACTAAATAATCCTTATCATTAATTGCAGTATTTTCTCTATCTGTATTTCCATCCAATTCTATATATTGGAAGTAGTTATTCAAAGCTAATCCTCTTGTTGGGTTATTAGGGTCAAACCCAAAATTAAAATTCGTATTGGCTGTCTTCATCTCACCAACATAAAACTTTTTGTTATATGCAGAAGTTAAGTCATTTTGCGTAATACCTGTCAATAAATCCTTTGCAGTAAAGAAATAATAAGTGTCATTTACCATTTTAGGATAAAAACCAACATTCATAAAAGAGAATGTTGACGGTAGAACCTGAATATTAGATTCCATATTGAACTGTGATGTACCACCCGTATAGTTAGCATAATTATACGTAGTTGTCGTAGCACTGTTTACAGGGTCATAACCTTGTAAGTAATTATAATCAGTCCAAACGTCATCTAAGATATCTTCATTATTTTCAATATAGTTTTTGTATCTATGCCATATTGAACCATATTTTAATATCCACGCATATGGTAATTTGTGCACCGCAGAAAATTTATTTAATACTGACCATATATAGTCCAACTCTGTTTCAACATCGTCATCATTAAAACTCTTAAATTTTTCTTTTAATGTTGCTAATGGTAATGAGTTTACCAACAGATAACCTAAAGATTTAAAACTAACGTTAGTTTGATTTGTACTATTTCTTAAATCATCGGCAGCTTTACTTATCGCATTAACAAAATAAGGTGTGTTTAATAATGAAGTAGTTTGAGTGTTTGTTAAACCAGAAGTGCCATATTCATTACCATAGTTTAGAAAAGATTCAGTAATCCAAAGATTTTCAAAGTTTTTATCCTCATAGAATTTCTTAGCACCCTCTCTAGTTATCTGATTAAGACCAACAGTTGTAGAACCACCTTGTGCAAAATTATCAAAATTTAAAATGTTTTGAGTTGACCCCTCACCCGTATTTCCTCTCCAATATGTTGAAGTTAATACTGTTTTATCATAGGTATTGTCCTGAAGTCCAAATGAAGAAATTACTTTCTTTTCATCATTAAACACTAACGTATTAATTGTTACGTTAGATTCTGTTGTACTGTTTACAGTTTTTCCATTTGCCAAGTTTAACTTCTCCCATTCTAAGTTTGTGAATGGATAAACATCATAATATGTAAAATCATTTGAAGATGTATTTTTTAAATATTCTTTAATGTTTTCTGAAGAAGTTGAACCATTTGTTACTTCAGGTGTTGTATTAAAAACTGTTATATCGTATATTTGTGTTGGGTTGTTTACCAAAGTTTCAATGTATGGTGTAACAAAATTTCCTTTTCTGTGTTCTGTCCATAATTCACCCTCACCATTTAGTGATTGGCTTCTTAATTCTTCAATAAATGTTGCATAAGAAAACGCAAAGTTTTTTAACTTAATAGTAAGTGACAAACTTTTCTTTACCGCTTCTGATATATTGTGATATTCAAATTCACCCAATAAGGCATAAACTTCATTACCATTACTTGAGGGTCTAAACAGTTTAGTGTAGTCAGAAGCTAACATTGACCTTTCTAAAATCTCATACAAGAAATTAGTTTCTGTTAGGTCTGTATATGGTATGTCTGTATTTGGGAATTCAATCGCACTGTTACCAATATATTCAATTTCAACACCCGGATTTGCAAGACCTGTTGGGCTTTGCTGAATATCTTTTTGTACTGAACCTTTTAAATATTCTTCAACAAATTGTATCTCAGGCCAAACACTATACAAATAACCTTTAGTTTTTGCCAATGAAGATGGGTCACCAGGATATTTTATCACATAGTTTGAGTTACCATTACTATCTAATTCTGTTTCAAAATATTGTGGCCATGGATATACAATATTATCTTCAGTTAATTTTCCATCAACTGTTACTTTTTGAACTGCGTCTTTTGTATCAGTTCCAAAATTTTTGTCGGGGTCAATTATCGAAGTTAATCTAATTGGGTTATCTTTTTGTGAGTACGCTCTTGTGTGAGTGTCATCCATTAATCTTAGAAATGCATCAGCATTTGCACAGATTACACCTATGGTATTTCTAATTGTTGGGTTAAACCCTAATCCACCTTCAGATGCCGGTCTTGTAATTTTTCTTGCCAATGATTTTGAAAGTGCCACCTCAATATTCTGCTCTTCTCTATTGAACTGTCTTTCCATTCTATCCAATAAATCCAAAAAGGTATTCTGTGGGAAGTTTGCATCATCAAAAGTATCACCAAAAACATAATAAGGTTGTTTTTCACTAACCAAATTACCATTTACTAAAACTTGTACTTGTAGATTTAACTCAGTTAATAATTCAGCCCTGAATGTTGTTAATTCTTGTTCTGATGGTTGTCTATTTTTTCTTAAAATAAAAGTTTTTTCAAAATCTATTTTGTTAGAGTCAACACCATTTTTTTTAATTACATTTGTATTAACAGTAAAATTAATTTGACTGTTAACTGTTTCTATTTTACCTGTATCAGGATTTTCTAAAGTATAACTTCCGTTATTACCAAATGTATTATTTTGAGTTAATATTTCCTCATATCTTTTAATAATTTCATTTAGTTTTGTATTTGCTTGCTGAGTTTTTTGTGAATCTTCACGTATGTCTTTTTTTAACGGATAATAAACATAACCATTACCTCTATCTTTAGATTCAACTATCGGAAAAGAACCATCAACATAATCATTGTAAAACGCACCACTAACACTTGAAAATATTTCTCTTCTAAATTTACCTAATTGTTTTCTATATTCACTAATATCATTTAATACTTCAAGATTCTGTGGTCCAAACTGTTCATTAATATAACGTTCTAAAGATTCAATTCTATAAACAAATTCACTTAATGTTAACTCTTCAAAGTTTTGGTCTAATAGTCCTTTAGCTTTATATTGACTATACACTTCACCTAACATCTGTCGACCTTTAGTTGTATTCTGTATCGTAACAGGGGTTGTAGATGGTACGTTCCCTGATTGGGCTTGTTGTTGTTGTGCTGAAGACGCTGTACTATCTTCGTTTCTTGTAATTTGTTTACTATACATTCTAGGCCCAGTAAATAAATGTTGAATATTAATATCCTCAAGTATTGCCGATGTTCTACCAATAAATTCTGTAGTAATTTTATAGTTACCATCTGAAGGGTCAAATCTTGCGTTGAATTTTTTTAACATCAACTCATATTTAACTGCCTTACCATAATAACCTTTAACTGTTAAATAAAAAATTGGATATGGTAGTTGAAAAAACGCCGAATATGGAGATTGGTCTCCTTGTTCAAAAAGAGTTCTTCCTTGAACGTCAACCATTTCAATTACAACTTGTGGTATGTAAGCGGGATTATTGTCAATTTTAATACTTGTAATACCAAGACCTTGGGTATCTTCAACATTAATTGTTTTTCTTACTACCTTTCTATTTGGTTCTTGTCCTACTATATATTCTTGTATTTGATTAATACCCTTACCTTCTCTTGAACCTTTACCTGTTTGTTGGTCTGACCAACTCGTATCCATCGCTAATTTACCTCTTGGACTCAAAAAATTTATTTCTTGTAATCCTGGTTCTCCTAATGTTGCAACGGATGTATTAATTACGGAATCATCTAAATCTGAACCAACCGCTAATTTTGTTCTTGGTAATACTTTAGCTTCTAAATTGGCATAAAAAATTAAATCCTCATGGTCAACCAATCTTTCTTCAACTTCACCATTAGGCAACGTTATTTTATTTGGGTCAACCAAAATAATGTTTTCATAATCATTTTCAACGTAAATGTTTTTTGTTTGTCTATTGTTACCTGCCATAGTAGAAGAAATGATTATCCAATGCTGATTTATAGTCCTGTAAAGAAGTTATTAATGGAAATGGAATAATCAATGTTGTAGAATCAGGAATATTTGTTTCCAAACCACCAAAATTTGGGTTAGCCACCATAATCAACCAACCAAAATATGGTGTTGAATATATTTCCTGAGATATTTTGTCTAATCTACTTCTTCCGACTTTATAGATGTATTTCTTATCAGTCGGCTTAGCAGGTATTCTAACAAAAGGAACAACGGTTTGTTGTCCATTAATTAAAAACTCTTTATATCTGTTATAGTACTGCATTATTTTAATTGTTTTTTACCATTAAAAGAATCATCAGACCCTGTGTTTTGTGTATTATATAATGTTAATAAACTATTTGACAAAGTATTGTCTGTAATCTTTGAGAAAGTAAAGTTTCTTGTTTTGTCTTGGTTATAAGGTAAATACTGTGAGTATTTCTTATTATAATATTCGTCTTTAAATTTCTTAAAGTTCTTAAGAGATTCAGAATATGCAGAATCATAATAAATTTTTAATTCGTCTAAAACCTCATTCAATTCTTCAGTAAATCTTCTTTTTTGGTTGTCTTTATCAAATTTCATATTTGAAATAATTCTATCGGCAATTGTAGATTTATTATCCTTTATTTCTTTACCCATGAACGTAAACAAACTAACCTCGGCAGGTGTGTTTATTCTCTTTTCTTTAGATGTTCTTCTAAAGGCACCCTTACTTTTAAGAGTTGTATCGTCAGGGTAAACACTATATGTGAAGTTTTGGTTCCACTCATTACTTTTTGTAGTTAACAAATAGTATGAGATTAATTTTGAATTCAACTCATTCATATCTGTACCAATAATTTCAAAATCATTTGTCAATTCATCTAATGTATCCGTTGGTGTTGGGTTTGAAGATGGGTCAGTTTCTGTGGTTCCCGTTATTGAAAATACTACAGTACTACCTTGTGAAGTTTGGTATCCGTCACTACCTGAGTTAGCCCCTGTAGATTGAGTCGTAACATAATTTATCTTATCAATGTCAAATATTAATGTGGTTTCATCAGAAGCTATTCTTTGTGTAGTTGTCTCCATATTAAGAATTAAATCATTCTTAATTTCACCCATAACTTTTTTGATAGATTTTTTATAACTATCAATTAATGAGTTTTTAAATAAACCAAAATTACCATACTCAATAAATGGACTAGTTCCATTGTCTACACTACTTGTACAGAAATTATATGTTGTGTCAATTTTTTCTTCTATATACGTACTTTTCCCAAATAACTGAGTATCGTTTCCGTTAACCACTCCTGAAGTGTAATTTCTATCTTTAACAAACAATTTTAATCCACCATATAAATAACTATTGTTAATTTCTTCAAGTGAAGATAAAACAGTTCCAGCATATGATTTATTATGTGCGGTTATATCTCTCATTATTTGTCTATAATCAGAGGTACCTGAAATGGCACCAGTTTCTACTGTCGTTTGTTGTGTTTGGATATTACCGATAGTAACTCCACCCAATCTTTGGTTTTCTACCGTTTGTCTTGGGTCAGTATTACCGTTTAATAACTGTATTCCTTCTAATACTTGAGCATCAAATTGTGATGCAGAATCATCGGTGATATCAGCTCTATCATCATACATTTCTGTGTTTGCATAATAGTTAAATGTCAAAGCGTTTTGTAACTTAGCAACAGGTTCTTTTAAACCTTCTCCACCAATAAAGTTAAATGTCATACTAATGTCGGCAATCATTGGTTGTACACCAATACCTTCAGGATTTAAATCAAACAATAATGGTTCATATCTAATTGATAAAGTATTGATAACAATCTTGGTGTGATAAAAATCACCAATTCTTAATATACAAACAGGAGGTGCACCAAATGCAGTATTAAACGCATCGTTATATACTTTAGTTATTCTACCTGTCGAATCTTTTTGAATAGTTGGGATTGTGTCACCCGGTCTCATACATTGTTGTAAGAACGTTAATCGTGAGTTTAACCCTTCAGGTGTTATAGAGTGGAAAGATGGTTGGAAGTATTTAAACTTTTCTTTAATACTTTCATAAACCGCAGGACTATCATCTTGTAACATTTGGAAATAGTTACACTCACTCAAAGTTCTTCTAAGAACTCTTTTTGCAATATCCTGTCTAACTTTTGACTCCTGTGTTTCTACAGTTGTACTGTTTTTAATATTTGACGTTTCTTGGGTTACACCTTGACTATCTGTTGTTGGTTCAGCCGGTTCTTGAGTTTTAGTATTAGTTGGTGGTACTATTTCTGAATTTATAACCAATCTAGTTCTTCTACATGCCATAGCACCCATAGAATATTTAGCATCAGGACCTTCATCAGCAACTTTAGTACAATCAACAGTATTACCATTAATGTCTGATACGGTACCAGTTTCCCCTTGACTGTCTTTTTTAAATGTTAATTTCTTTTCAGAAATATAATCATCTATTTTACCACCACCCTCAATAGGGATTTCTTTTAACCAATTAATTACTGATTCTATTCTTCTTGAAGATAATGCTTTGTTGTAACTATCACTATTATTTGGTGATGCACTACCTAATAAGGTTAAACTCACTGAATTACCTTGTTTTAAACTTTTAGTTAATTGAGCAACAAATTCTTTATTTAGATTATAAGAATTTTCAATTGTTGTAAAAAATTCAGTTACAGCAGTTTTTCCTGATTCAGGTGTGTCATTAATATATGTTGTTTTATCACCAATATAGGTATTATATGTTGTGTCGTATGAAACCGTTGTTGTTGTATTCCAATTTGGCCTTGTTCCTTTGGGTCCGGGCACATCATTATCAAAATAAAATACCAACTGTTTTTCTAAGAAGTCATCTAATTTCTTATTATTTTCATTAGGTTTTTCTGTTTGTTGTTCAGGTGCAACGTCTTTAGTTTCTATTTTATAATCTTCAACTGAAGTTATGTTATTAACTATCTCGTATATATCTGTTAATGAAAACTGAGGGTATTTTGTTACCAATTCATAAATGTCATAATTTAAACAACCCGCAATAAATGAATCAACAATAGCATTAACCTGTTCACCATTCTGTCCTTTTAATTCCTTATCAATAATTAAGTTCATGATTGACGGATGGTCAACAACAATCTTCCACGATAAGTTACCTGTTCTTGTTGTGTTATTATAGGTATATACAGGTTCAGGTCGACCTAAAAATTCATTGGGGGTCCATCTTGTACTTATACTTTCATCCACCCTTAAATCATATGGGGGGAACCACATGATACGACCCCCATTTGGTCCCTTTTCACAGTTAGCCAAATCATCATACGTAACTCCTTTTCTATTGGATGTTCTCCAAGCTAAATTTTCCAAAGAGAACATATATTTTTTAGGACCATTATTAGAAAAGTCATTACCCAACATGTTTGTTGAGTCCTCACCTTTCATAGGTGCTATATTCAAATTATATGTTTTGTCTAAAACAGAATATGTAAACTGTCTTATATTTCCTCTTGTTTTTTGTAAGTCACCCAAATTAAAGAATGGAGTATCTTTTGTGAATACACGACAATATTCATAACCTTCAGAATAGTTATTTTCACTTGAATACCTAACCACTCTCGAACCTTTACTTAATATCTTATAACCATCAGAGAATTTTTTACTTACTTGGTTAATCGCATTTCCTGCGTGTTCAAGCCTCTTGTCACTTTTATCTGCGGCATCAATTAACTTTTGTGTGGTATCTAATATAGACCCATCCTTATATTGATATATTGAATTATTACTTGTTTTAGATTCAAACGTACTCTTAGTTGCTGTCCATGAACTATCTGTTGGTTGTGAGGGGTTGTCATTTGTTGGACCAGGTCTCTTTCCATAACCACCAACACTCTTATCACTTGACCAAACAAATCCACCTGTAATACCACCTGTGTCATAGGTTGATTTTGTATTTAATCCAAATTGAAAGTCATTTTGTGAACCTTCATACTCCTTACCTAATTCTCCATAACCGTAAACAGGTGATTGGGTTGCATAACCAAATCGGTCTAATGGCATCGCATCTGCAGGGAAAACAAGGTCAGTAGGTTCAGATGTTCTCTTACCAATGTAGTAGTTACCTGGAGGTGCACCAATATTTAAATCATTTATAAAGTTAAGTCGATAATCAGGACGATAATCATTAAATTTTAAATTGTTAAATAACTGTGATGATTGTCCTTGTCCTGTATTTGCTAAGAATATATCCGAAGATGTTCTATTGTTTGGTAAATTTAATTTTTCAACCGCTTTTTTAACACCACCTAATCCTAAAGCACCTGCCGCTTGTCCAACACTATTAACTGCTAGGTTTACCACACTTGTTCTTTGGATTTGTTCTAAAAATCCTCTTCTTTGTGGTAATGAAAAATAATCACCAGGTATCCATGAATATGGCGGAGTGATACCCGCAATTCTTGATACAAAATCTAAACCTTTACCAATGACAGAATCAGGTACTGATATACTCCAATTAGGTTCAATAATAGGTACTCTACCGGCAGCTATACCCAAAGCCCTAAATGGGTCATTAACCGCATCTAAGATGTTTGCACGACCAACCGTGTATTGATAAGCATTACCTTCAGTTCTTGTAACCCAATCTCTTTGTAGTAATTTAGCACCAATCTGCATCAAATCAGAATCCTCAGTCAATCTACCATCAGAACCTTGTGGGTCATCAGATATTAATAATTGATACGGAGAATAAGTTGACGCAATAAATTTATAATAAGTGTCTCTTACAGGGTTTGGGTCTAAAACATACGTTATTGGACTACCAGCAACTAAATTAAGAGATATTACAGGGGATTTTTGATTGTCTTCAACTTCAATAGGCGCTCCCCATCCAGCTTGTGGTCCAAAGGTATTTTTAATAAAAGAATCTTTTATTGATTCTGTAGTTGTCTTTGGAGGTTCAGATGCATAATAATCATATTCACCTAAATTAGATTGAGTACCTTGGTCTACATTAATATCGACAACATCACCGTAACCGTTGAATCCATTTTCAGGACCATACGCATTTTTTACATATAATAACTTTTCTTGGTCATCACCAATGTCAACTAATGACGGTGTATCATATACCGCCAAATCGTCAATATATAAATCACCCAATGCTGGTTGTGAATTTGGTGAGAAAACACCAGGATACGAGTAAGGTTGTAAATTCCTTACAAGTAGTTTTTTTCTGAATCCTTCAGTTGAATTAAATGATAATGGACTTGGCATCTAATTAATCTTTTTACATAAATAGATGCTTGATTATTTTTTTAAGCAAGATATCCTGCAGTTGTATTACCTAAAGGTGCACCTATACCCGCCATAATTTGTTTTCTAACAGCAGCAGTAAATTCAGGACTCTTCATCATTGTTTCAAATTCTCTATTATTAACACCTGAAATATCTATTCTTATTTCTAAAGGTTTACTAAAACTTATATTTTGTTCAGATTTTGAAGTACTACTACTACTATTATTATCAAATAAATTAGTTCCTGCAACTATAGTATCTAAGTCATTAAGTTGGATACTACCTTTAGGCATCTTTAAGGTACGATTACCATATCCACCAGTAGATACAATATCATCACCCATATCGGGATTTTCTCCACCACCGTTACCTCCACCTCTACCACCAAAATCTCTAAAAAAAGTTTCTAACGAAGTATTAATAGCGTTTACGGTGTTAGTCATACTTCCCACAGCACTATTAAATTGGTTTGTACTTGACATTAATGTGTTCATATTATTGGGTATTTGAACTGCAATATCCTGTAACATTTGTGTTGTTGTACCAACTAAATTAGCAGCATCTGTAATAAATTGGTCACTACCGGAAATAAATGAACCAAAAACTTTATTAAAGTTACCTTCACTAAAGAAACTTGACATATTATCAACAAATCCTTTAGTTGTTCCTTCAACGGTAGCTTTTGTTAGTTCAGTTAAATCTTTATTTAGTTTTTGTGTTGGGTCTACTATACCTGATGAAATTAACCCTCTTGTTGATATTTTCTCTAACGCAATAGTTCTTTGTCGTGCCAAACTTAATTGTTCAGTTTGTATTTGTTCTGCACTTTTTGCATTATCTTTTTGGAATTGTTCAATGGCTTTTTGGTCTTCGGCAGATATATTTGTAAAATCGGTAATTGTTTTTGTAGCTCCATCTAATCCAGGGAATGTTAATTCAACCTCACCGTTTTTATTTATCTCAGCTAAATTGGCAACCAATTGTTTTTGTTTTTCATTTAATCCGGTAAACTCAAGACGTGACATCACCTCTTGTTCTTTAGCAGCTTTAACCGCAGTATTTGCAAGGTCTTCATAACTCATATTTAAAGCTTGAGCTTGTTCACGTAACCTTCTCATTTCCACACCCGTAATTTTAAATTCACCGGTTTCTTTGTTGAACATTACCGCAGATTTAGCAGTATCAACAATAGCATTTTGAAGACCTTCCATGTCATTCTCAGCCATGTACATCAATTTGAATGGGTCACCTAATGCACCAATTTCACCACCTAATGTTTGAAAACTCGCAGCTAACTCTATCGCTTTCTCAGGATTAAGTAAATCCGCAGCCAATGATACAACTTTGGTGAAATCCATACGAAGAGCTTGAGCTCTGGCAACCATTCTACCCAACCCTTCAACACCATCCTTAAATCCATAAGAATTGACTAACTTAATATTTTCACCAACCTTTTTAAGAAAAGTATTAACATTAAGACCATAACCTCTTGCACTTGCAGCTAAACCATCAACACTTTCTAAAGCTTTACCTGTACTTTGACCTAAATCTTGATATCCAACGACTAATGTCCCTAACTCTTCAGCAGAAATACCTGTTGTTTTTTGTAATCTAACAGCAGCAGCCAATTGTTCATCTTGTAAATAAACTTGTCTTTGTAATGCTGATGAGATTGCCTTATATGTATCCGCTTGGTCTTTTAATGTTCCACCAATATCAAGTGTAGATTTGTAAGATTCTAATAAAGTTTTTTGAATAGAAGATGCATATTTTCCTGTGGTACCAAAGACCGTTCTTGACATTTCTTTAGCACTATTTTCAATAGATAAAAAGGATTCTTGTACTTTTTCAAAATTAAACGCATTTTTAAATGCCACAGAAGCGTCTGTAATAAACCTACCTTGGGTATCTGCACCTCCTTGACCAAATAATCCTTGTGAACTAGCAGCTTCTTCGTTTTGGAAAAACATATCTATTCTTTATGTATAAATAGATTATTTTTTGTTTTTTTCGTACATCTCTTGTTTGGCTTCAAAATCTTCAACAATCTTATTGATAAAATATTTTCTCTCAAATACGGGCATAATTAATATATCCGAATAAGAAAAATTCGCATGCTTACACAAATAATAAATTTCGTCTAGTTGTAATTTTTTATAATCAGAAGAAAGGTCGAAAAAACTCCGCCCCGAAAGTGACAACAACATTCACTTTTTCTCCTGACGGGGCGGTAATTTGTTTATTCAAATCTAATCTTGGTTCACATTTTGAAAGTTCTTTTCTAATATATTTGGAATCCGCAATTGGCATTTGTGAAATAAACACTGATATATTTTGTTTATTATCGTCACCATTTAAGGTAACAATTTGTTTTTCTAATGTCTTTGTTGTAATAGGTGCAATCATACCCTTAGGGTATTGTGAGGTTAATTTTGTAATTTCCTCTTGTTCACCAATATTCAATAACTTACACTCCACTACTTTACCACTTGACGGTAATGTAAATTGAAAAAGTCCCCTTTCATTTGGTTCAATTTCTGGTTTTAAAAAATTGATTTCATCTAACTCAATTTTTGTTTCAAATTCTTTATTAGTAACTGGGTCAATTGCTTTAATATTATATGACGTACCAAATGCGGTGTTTCTTAAAAACATTAAAATAGCTTGAACATCTCCGTCCAATAATTCATCTACATTAAAATTTGGTTCATAAATTTTTTGTTTTAATAAAGTTCTAATAACACCCTCTGATTGGATAATATTAGGTGACATAAGAATGTTTTCGTCATTTGCCGTCAAATATCCAACCTTAAGTGAACTTTTTTTGTTTTTATAAAATTTACCACCCGAAGGTAAGTTTACCACATCGTGTGGTAAGTTCATGTCCATTTGTCCATATTGTGTAGATGTATCCATATTTCTTTAAATAAAAAAACCATAGGGTTTCCCCTATGGTTAAATATAACAAAATACTTTTTTTCGTAAATATTAAATTAGTAAACCAAAATACATCTATCAGGACGAAGAGTAGCGGTAATTGTTGCCAATCCTTCATCACTATAACCTAATGAATCAAAGTTAACATCTGTTAAGAATGTTCCTTGTAAAATCCATTTTTCAACCGCAACACCTGTTGGGTCCAACATCTCTAAATCAAGGTCTTTTTTATATCCCGCAGCATAACCCATACGACCTGTTACTGATTCGGCGTGTAAGCGAACCCACTCCATAAGAGCTTGAGCCGCTGATGGTCCGATTGGGTCACGGAATGTTACGTTAATTGTGTTCCAGTTAAATCTTCCTGCAACGAATGTTGATGTGTTCAAAAATGGAATCTCTGTTGCTCCAATTGTCACCTGTGGACGTGAAGTTGATTCTACGTACCAAGAGTTGATACCCAAAGATGAAGGAAAAGTAAGAATGAATCGATTCTTTCTTTTTGGTTCATACGGTGTGGGCATTTTCATTAATAAATCAGCCATAGTATTTTGGTTTTAGTTTTTTTTCTTATTTTGTTTATTTACATATAAATATTACGAACTCGAAAAATTTTTCTATTTACTTTATTTTAGAAATCAATTACACATATAATGTGCCCAGATTTACTGATATAAATTAAACTTCTTGTTTTTCTCCTCCTTTTGTTAAATATGTTTTAACTAGTTTATCTTTATCTTCTGCATCTAGGAAATCTTTAATTTTCTCAATATTTCTAGAATCATCATCAGAAAATCCTATATTTGGTACAAAGTTGTTTTTAATGTCATTTTTAAGGTACGCTTTTTGTCCAACCGTATCAGACATCTCTTTAACATATTGTATAAAGTTTCTTAAAGCAACAATCTTACCCTCCTCAGGATTGGCAGCACTACCCTCCCCGTAAGTTACAGGATGGAATTTAGCTAAGTCCAAATAAAAATCAATCATTTCTTTGTCACTCATTTTTGTGTCGTCAAAATATTCACGATACTTTTTTAAGTTGTCCAATAATGATGACTTACTTATCCCATTGTGGTCGGTTACAATCATATTATAAACCGCTTCTCTTAATGTGTTAGGGTTGTGACCCCTCGCAGTGATTATCGCAAAAATAGACCCCCCGTTTATTGCCTCAACAAAATCATTCCATGAAGGACCCGTTTTTGCCATCATAGCATCCACGATAAATGCTTTGTCACCCTTAACCCCAAAATTCCTATAAGGGTCAGATGCATAACCTACAACGTTGTGTCCTTTATAATCAAAAGGTTCTTTTCCTATTTGTTCTCTGTATTCAGCAAAATCTTCAGTACTCATACCCACTTCTTCATCCTTATCATCAATAAGAATAATCTGTGTTGGCATTGTAACAATGTTATCATCCCAGTCAAAAGCATAATACTTCATATCGGGATTACCTGCTTCATCAAACCCCTCACGAAGTTGTTTTTCTTCAGCAAATTCCTTTATAATACGTTTTAAATTCATTTTTTCTCTTTAGATACTTTTGAAATTAATCTTTCTAATTGTTCTTCAGAAACAACAATACTTTGTGGTTTTTCAGAAAATGTTTTCTTTTCTGAACTTTGTAAGTTTAAAGCTTCACTTAATGTTTTTTTATTAAATTCCATTTGTTTCTATTTTTAGGCTATAAAGGGGGGAACTTGCGAACCCCCCTTTTGTTGTGTTTATTATCTATTAGATATTTTCGAATGATGCTCCTGTTGGAGTAATCAAGAATTCGATATCGATGAATTCAAGAGCTCTTGTTGGTTTTAGATAAATCTTACCTGTTAGGGTATTTGAATCTAAATCTTCAGGAGTGTTTGATACTGTTACACGGAAGTCAATCAAACCTCTATCTCTACGGATTGAATCCAAGATTGGGTTAACTGAATCCAAGAACTGTTGTCTTACTTTCTCATCGTTTTGTTCGAACAACAATCTAACCGCAACTGCTGAAATCAACTTACGAGCTTGTAGTAACAATCTTCTAACGTTGATTCTGTCAAGTGCAGATTCTTTAATTTGAAGGGTTTTGTTACCCCAAATTACTGTTCCTACATCTGAGAATGTTGCGATTGGGTTGATTCTACCTTTGTAAAGAGTATCTCTATCATCTTGAGTTAACTTCTTACGTGCTTTAACTGCATTTACAATACCTCTTGTGTAACCCGCAGATGCGAACCAAGGGAATGCAATGTTATCAGTCAATGCCAAGTTTCTAACTACTTCACCTGTTGGTGGTAAGTAGATTTGAGTATTGTTTGAAGTATCTCTTGTCAAAATCCAAGGATAGTAAGTTGCACTGTAGTTAGAGTCAATTCCTGAATCATTTAACAAGTCAACCAACTCTTCAGGATAGATAAACTGAGTTTCGAAATCCGCAGTGTTTGGTGAGAACATATCGTAGTCAGGTGCAGTCAATACATAAATTGAATCTGCTCTGTCTGTCTCAACAATATCAATTGCATCATTTACTAACGAAGCGTTATTAACAAAATCAATACCTGGTGTTGTAAACACGTTAATGTTTACTGACTCAGGATTAGAGAATGTTGTTTGACCCCACAAGTATGCGTAGTAGTCAGTGTTTGCCCATTGTTGTTGGTCAGGACCTGTGATTGGTTTAAAGTAACCCCAACCTGTAGAACCTGGATAAGTAATTGAAGTTGAACTGTTACCTTTCAAGAAACCTGTATTACCTAACGAGAATGAATCACCGTTTGTACGATATTCTCTGTAGATATCCCATCCGTCAAAACCACCTTGAGCTAATAAAGTGAACTTTCTAGCTGCTAATGAATAGTATGGGTTAGTATTGTTTTGTGGGTCAGATTGGAATGATGCATCACCTACATCAAAAGCTGATGTACCTGAAGATGTAAATCCACCTGAAATTGTTACAACAGTTGCTCCTGAGTCCATGTGGAAACCTTTGGTCATTACTGGCCAATTTGTACCTTCACCGTCTGAAGATGTTGGAACTTGTTTACCTTTATACTCAAAGAAATCAGGGTCAATACCAACTGTAGATGAGAAACCTAAGTAAGTTTTTCTAACTCTATCACCAGCACTTCTAACTACGTTGTCAGAACCTGTTGTTGTACCAAATGGTGGGTTATAGATGATATCACCAGGATTGTTATATTTTGTTTTATAAACAGGGAATGGATTTTTAGCACCTGAGTATTCTCTGAAGTTATAACCTTCAAATCCACAAGGAAGTGCGTCATCAGGATGGTCTTCATCCATTTCAACCATTATAAATCTTGATTTTAATTCATACTCACCATTAGCAGTACCTACTCTTTGTGCTACATATGAGTTTTGTGTTGGGTTCATTGTACAGTTTGTAAACTTCTCCAATACTACAGGATTTGAATCCGTATCAAAGAAATCACGAACAATAATGTCAAATGTTTCATTACTAAACTGCATGTTAGCTATAGAAACTTTAACTTGTCTGTTTGCTGCACTACCGTCAGAGATTAAGATAAACTTAAATAATCTGTAAACAGTATTACCACGAAGTTCTGAAACTACATATGGTGTTTCAGGTGTTTGATAATTATTTAAATACCAACCAATTGAAGTCGTATCCAATCCTCTTGATTGTGGTAAAGCAATTAATGACGAGTTAATACCTCTAATGTAACCATTATTATATGAATCATTCAAAGTTGTTTGGAAAACTTCTTCTAAGAAGATAGGAACTTCAGTTCTTGGTTTAGAGAAGTTACCCTTTCCAAATACCTTACTGATATAATTTGTTGCTGAACTATCGAATGATGTATCAAATGTAAAGTCATCACCACTACTTGTAACACCCGAAACTTGGAATGTTAATTTAGGGTTTGTACTAATACCTGAATATGCTCCTGTTGTGACTAATTGTACATCACTTGTACCTGTAACAGTATAAACAGGACCACCTGAAGTGTCAGTTGTAACACCACGTGAACGAAGAGTTGCAACTACAACATCATCATAATCTGTGTACGATGTACCTGAATATTTTGAATAGTAAAGATTAACAGAACCTGAAAACGCTCCACCACCATCATTATTTAATGTTTTAACCATACCACCAAAAGAGAAACCATAGTAGTGATTACCTCCGTAGTTATTAAATAATGCATAATACCAAGGGTCATCATTAGGACTTGTATAATCCGCAGTAGATTCAGTAATACCTGAAACTCCAAAAGTTTCAGTGTCAGCACTATAACCACCATTAATACTTGTTATATCAGTATATGAACTATCACTAACAGTACCCCAAAAATATGCAGTACCACCCGAGCTATGTGGAGCATTTAATACAGATGTTAAGTATGTAACAAAATCTTGTCTAATACTTGATGTACCTCCATTAAATGTTGTATATGGTAATGCAAAATTAGTTGTTAGTGTTGAAGGAACTGTAAAACTAAATGTTCCATTTGTATTACCTGAGAATAATAAAATTTCAGGTCCTGTATTTCCTGTTACACCAACGGTTGTTTGGTCAACATTTGCTATTGTTGTTATGGACCACGATGGACCCGCATCGTAACCATTAAGACCCAAAACTCTTGTTACGAATAATTGATTTGACTGTTGTAAATAAGCTTTAGCGATGTAAGCTGCCTCATATTTTGGAATCTGAGTATTTACAAATTTTTCCGGTGATGTAGGACCGAAATACGTTTGAAATTCATCGAAGTTTGTGATGAAAATTGGTTCGAATGCTGGACCCTGAAGGGTTTCTCCAACAATACCCAATGTAGTTACACCTACGCTCTGAGCTACGAAACTTAGGTCTCTTTCAGAGGTATATACACCAGGAGAAACGAATACTTTGTTTGATGTTGCCATTTAACTTGTTATTTCTTTTAGATTTATTTTTATGATAAATATTTAGAAAAATATCAAAAAACATTTACTTAAGGGTAATATTTATTATCAGTAAGAATTTTTTCTGCCTTTTTTCTACCTACAAATTATGAGTGAGATTAAAAACCTAAAAATATCAAAAGAAGTTCACCAGGTCCTAAAAACCTATTGTGATGATAATGGTTTAAAAATGTATAAGTTTTTAGAAAAACTTATTATGGAAAAATGCAAGAAGAAAAAAGATATATACGGTGAATAATTACTTAAGGTATGCAACTCCGTTAATTGATGCGGATTTTGAACCATCTGATTTTGTAATAACAATCTTAACTAAATCACCGTCAGTTATTTGAATAGTACTTATATCCTCACCAACATAATAGTCATTAATATACACATCATATGATGTGACATTAGTGGTTGTTTCAACCAATAAATCTACGGTATATCTAAATGTCTCACTCTTTTCAGTTTGAGATTCTGAAAAAGCAATATTCAAATTAAAGTTGTCAGGTCTTGATGGCTCTGCTTTTGCTTTTCTTGCACCCCTTTTTGTTTCCACTTCAAACATTGTTAGTGCTCTTGTAATTGCAGGTGAAATTTGAAATTCTTCTTCATCCATTAAAAATCCTAACATAGTGAAGTTATAGTTTTGAACATAAAACTTTCTCTTGTTAACCTCTGTTACTGAATTATCAGAAACATTATTCAATATGATTGGAATGTAATGTCCTTTAATAAAGGTATACGCTTGGCGTGAACTAAACTTTTGTAAAACAATTTTGTTAAACTGATTAAGTTCTCTCATTCTATTACAAACAATTTTAACATCATATGTGATATCAACAGGAACAGGTTGTGGAATCTTATAAATGTCCATACCCTTTCTTGTACCGTCCCAAGTTGGAACCTGAGCATATAGAAACTCTTTTCTATTAGGTATTGTATATTGTAAAGATGGATTTGAACCATATGGAACTTCAGGTTGTCTAACCGTTGTAATAAAAGGTAACTGAACGTTACCATTCAAATCCTCAATGTTCCATGTTTGTGTAAACTGAGCCCAATTCTGAAGAGTAATAATTAAATCAATGTTATGAACTTTACTACCGTCAACAACACACTCCAATTCATCACGAACAAAATCCAACATACCCCTATCCAAATCGGCATGTAAAATACCCTTAGGTAAATAAGTTCCGTCCTTTTGGATATATTCCAAAAGTTGTTCTCTTCTCTCTAAAAGTTGTTTTTCAGGAGTAAGTGGTAAATATTTTTTTATTTGTTTAGGTAATGCCATTATATTCCTCTAAATTCGTTTTCTGACACAGGTGTTGCAGTATAAGTATAATAGAAACTTCTGTATCCACCGTATGTGTGTTTATTGTCATAGTCAGGGGTTGCCGCATCTATAACTGAATAATATTTGATTTCATTCTCTCTAATCCAATAACCTATATAGTCACCTAACTTAATATCAATATCTTTTTCTTGTAATTCTTTTGTATAAACAGAAAAGATAAGATTACCTGGTTCGTTTTGTAATAATCTACTTCCATTAATAAAATCATTTGTTGGAGCTTCAATTCTTACCAAAGCATTAAACTCAACAGGTGGGTAAAATTGTACACCGTCAGAACTAACCTCTCCATATACATCATCCTTAACTGTTCTTTGTGAGTCAACACTATATAATACAAGAGTAAAGTTCATGTCTCCGTTCAACCACTCTCGACCCATTTCTATTTCGAGATTGAAGTCCTCGGACCCAAAAAACTTATTCAAACGTGTTATCGGTACTCTTCTCTGTGCCATATATTGATAAATATTTGATTTTTGATTATATTTAAATTTATTTCTATGATGCAAGAAAACAACAATACAATTTCTAACATACCTGAAATTAAAGCCATGCGTGTTCTTGAAGAATACGAAGGTTTTAATAACTATATTCTTGCAATAAAAAAGAAGAAAGAAAATTCCAAAAATTTCAAGATTACAAGAGCACAAGCTGACTACATAAACAACTATAAAGATGTTGTTCCAAAACTAGCAAGAAGATGGGTTCCATTGGATTCTTATTTTTCAAAAAGAATGATGGAAGACAAACTATTAACAAAAGAACCTGAAAAGATTTATATTGAAAAACTTTTAGTTGAAAAAGATAAAGCATTTCATATTTGGGGTCGACTATTTGAATCCGAAGAATTTTATGATTTTTGGTTACCAAAAGCCGCAATTATAGGAAAGAAAGAAAATAAAGTTGAAATAGATTATTCAAAGTATTCTAATCGACCTCCGTTGGAACACCAAAAAGAAGCAATTGAAAAGTTGGTGGCTAATGACAAATACATCCTTGCAGATGACATGGGTTTGGGTAAAACAACATCAACCGTTATAGGTACATTAGAATCAAAATCCGAAAAAGTTTTAATTATTTGTCCCGCATCACTTAAGATTAACTGGATGAGGGAAATACAAAATTACACAGATAAAACAATTTCAATCATCGAAGGTAAAAATTGGGAAAGTGCCGACTATATGATTATCAACTATGATATCCTTAAAAACTTTCACGATTCAAAACTACCTGACGAATCAAAAATTTTAAATGAAGGTTTTGATTTGGTTGTTGTCGATGAAGCTCACTACATTCAAAACGCACAAGCACAAAGAACAAAGATTGTTAATGATGTTTGTAAGAAAATTGGTCGGGTATGGTTACTAACAGGTACTCCGATGACATCAAGACCGATGAACTACTACAACCTTCTTAATCTTGTTGATAGTCCCGTCGCTTACAATTGGATGGCATATGTAAAAAGATATTGTAATGGATATCAGTTCACTGTTGGTAAACGAAAAGTATGGAACGTTCAAGGGGCTGACAATCTTGAAGAACTAAGAGACCGTACCAAAACTCATGTACTTAGAAGATTAAAAGAAGACATATTAGATTTACCTGACAAAATTATTACACCTGTTTATTTGAGATTAAAATCTCGCGATTATGAACAACTAATGGGTGAATATTATGACTGGTATGAACAATCAGATGAATCATCATCATTGACCGTTCAATTTTCAAAGTTAATGAAAGTTAGACAAGTAATTGCCGAAAATAAGGTAAAAGAAACTTGTGAACTTGCAGAAAACATAATTGAACAAGGTAAAAAAGTTATCATATTCACAAACTTTACAAACACACTGAATATGATAAAAGAACATTTTGGGAAAGCCGCAGTAACTTTAGATGGTAGTATGTCTAAACCTGCCCGTCAACATTCGGTTGACCAATTCCAAGAGAACGATAAAATAAAAGTGTTCGTTGGTAACTTAAAAGCTGCGGGTGTTGGTATCACCTTAACATCTGCAGAAGCTGCCATTATGAACGACTTATCATTTGTACCTTCTGACCACGCACAAGCAGAAGACCGAGCCTATAGATATGGACAAAAATCAAACGTATCTATATTCTACCCAATATTTGAAAACACAATCGAAGGTGTTATCTATGATATCCTATCAAAGAAGAAGAATATTTTTGAAACTGTAATGGGTGACAACGAAGGTAAAGGTGATACTCTAGAAGAAATATTAAATGAGATTTCACAAAGAAGAAAATAACCTTTTTACATCTAGAGATTATTTATTAATAAAACTTTAGATGGGTTTCAAAAAACTAAAACAAAGAGTTAAAGAACTCGAAGAACAAATCAACAAAAATGTTGCAGATAACAATACGATTAAAGAATCTGTAACGGAAAAATCACGCAAAGAAATTTTATTAGAAATGAAAAAAATTGGTATTGAAAAATTACCATACTCCTATTCTGCCTTAGATACATTCATCGACAAAGAGACAATGTATGTACATTACAATAAACATTACAAGGGGTATGTAGACAAGTTAAATAAGGCAATTGAAAAAAGAAAAGGTCCTGATTTGGACTTAGAACAAATTGTAAAAGGTATAAGTAGATTTAATAATAGTATTAAAGATAATGCTGGCGGTGCATTTAACCACGCACTGTTTTGGAAGATGTTAACACCAAAAAATACTCGTGTATATGGTCCTATACTTAGAAAAATTAAAGAAGAATTTGGTACATACGAGGATTTTAAAAAAGAATTTGAAAAGAAAGCTAAATCTAAATTTGGCTCTGGATGGGTTTGGTTAGTGGTAACTAACAACGATAAGTTAAAGATTATGACCACATCCAATCAAGACAACCCGTTGATGAACACAGTAAAGTTTGGCGGTTACCCTATACTTGGTTTAGACCTTTGGGAGCACGCATATTACTTGAAATACAGGAATCGAAGAGACGAATACGTTGAGAATTTTTGGAAAGTAATTAACTGGCCTTTTGTTAATAAACTTTATTTAGGTAGAACAAAAGACAAAGTTAAAGAAGGAAAGTTTATTCAACAAGTAATTAATGAGGGTGTTTCTGCAGGATGTAATGCAAAACAAGTTAACACATATAGAATGATATTTAACCGAAATCCACAGGTTAAAAAGAAATTTATGTTTGCAATTATGGATATATTAAAAGAAGTATTTGCCGATTATTGGTTTGAAAAGAATGAATATGCATCAGGTCAAATGTCAGGAATATACGACTATGAACAACCAGGTCGTTCTGTAATTAATAAGTTAAACACTAATTACACTGCATTTTGTACATTAACTAATGATATAAACCAATACTTAAAAAAAGTTGGTATAAATCCAATCAATTATATTGGTCAAAACGAACAACAACAGTTATCCGAAACAGATAGATTGATTAGGTACATGACGGAATTACGATATAGGATTTTTAATCCTGAATCAAGTACATTCCAAACAATTATGTCAGGATTAGATAGGTCCAATAAATTTGGAGATAAGAGAGAAATAAATGCAGTAGTAAACCTAAAAGATATTTTTGGAACTCAAGAAGTTTTTAAAGTAGGAGAATTAGGTGGTGTTGATGATATGTTAGGTGGTATTGACGCATATGTTGAAACTCCTGAAGGTAAAAAAACAATGCAGATTAAACCATTTAATGATATTAAAGAAGAAGATGGCAAAGTAACTGTATTTGGTAGTGGTAATGTTAAACCATACAAAACAGATTATTTAGTATTTCATAATGATAAAGATGGTACAGTTGTGTTCAAAAACAACGCCGAAATTGTTGATGGAAGGTACGTGTTCAGTGTTGATGATAGAATCAATTAAAGAAATTGTATTTGAATGATATTTATAAATAAAAGTTCATGGCTGTAACTAATATCATCAAAGAACCGGATAGAAGTAAATTATACACTCGTATTAGACACCTTTTGGGTGCACCAATTAGAAGTGTAGAAATTGAAGACGAAATGATGGATTCCCTTTTGGAATTATCAATTCAGGACTACGCACAATATGTTAATGATTGGTTGATTGAAAATCAGTGGACTTCCTTGTACGGAATGAATCTTGATGAACAATCACTAACAAGAGCATTTACTACTCGTTCTTTAGATTGGGAAACTCAATATACTTACGCATATTCTAAAATTGTTGGACTACAAGCTGGTGGTGATTGGGTTCTGAAAAAAGATTATGTTGATTTAGTACCAGGACAACAAATTTATGAAATACCTGCAGGTCGTGAAGTTAACGAACTTTTATGGTTTTCAAGGTCTGAATTAGATGCCGCATTCTTTGACCCATTTATGGGTGGATTTGGTGGATTTGGTGGAATTGGATTAGGTGGCGCAGCCGGTTTCTCTCAAATGGGAACTATGGGTAACTATTTTATTACACCAGCATTTGATATCTTGTTAAGAATGCAAGACATCAATATTAAAAGAAGAATTATTTCAGGTGAATTAACATATAGAATTACCGCATTACCTGATGGTAAAAAAGCACTTCATTTAATGAACGTACCTGGTGGTAAATTTGATTTTGGAAATATTCAATATAACGAGTATAGATGTTGGTATTGGTATTACGATACAGATGATAGAGAAGCTTGTTTAGCGGCAAACCCTGATGTTGTAAAATTACCTTCTGATATTCCAATCGATGAAATGTCGTGGACAGAACTAAACTCACCCGCACAAACATGGGTACGTAGATGGTTTACTGCTTACGTTAAAGAAACTTTAGGTAGGGTTAGAGGTAAATTTAGTGGTAATTTAAAAACGCCAGATTCAGAAGTCACTTTAGAATATGATTCATTGTTAACAGAAGCAAAAGATGAAAAATCTAAATTAATGGAAGAATTAACTGCGAGATTAGAAAGATTACGTCCTGAAAAAATGATGGAAAGAGAGGCTAATGTTGCAGAACAATTAAATAAATCGCTCCAATACAGAGCGTTCCCAAGACAATTTTATGTAATTTAATTATGTCAGTTTTTAGAACAAAAGATAGTGCAGTTATTACTCTTCGTGATTACACAACAAAAGAAGAAAAATACTTAATTGTTAGAGCTTATGAAGGTCAACAAAGTGGTGAAACAGTAAAAGTAACGTTAAACCACAATGTTAACAAACACATCACAATTAAATCATTAACGGATTGTGTGATTGAATCACCACATTCGTTTGATTTAGAATTTGATGAAATCGTACTTAACAAATTTGCAAGTATTGAATTGAAAAATGTTGGTGATGTTTGGTATATACTTTCATCAGATGGATTAAAGAATTCTTAATAATCCATAGAGTAAAGATAATTACCTTCCTCATCCATTTCGTACAATTCATCTTTTGGTATTACAGTTTTAGGTTGATACGACATATCATCCATTAATACCTTATTTCTGTTAACACATTCTTTATCCACCAAATCAATAGTGCCGTCCAAGTACATGTAATACGGGTCAATACCTACGTGTCTCCAAAACGCAATTTCAGAATCCGATAAAGTTAATACTTCTTCCAAAGTATCTTGGTCACCATCTCTACGAGGATATCCACGAACCAATTCAGTTTGCGTCTTTGTAAAGAATGGTCTGTCTTTAGGGTCTTCAATCAAAATTTCATCACGAATTTCAGGTGAGAACACAACCAACAAAGGTTCAATACGTTTGTTAAATGCAGAGATATAACGAGGAACATTGTATTCACCCAACATATCAGGGTTTTCTGTAATATCTTTTTCGTTTACCAAGTAACAATTCAAGATAACTTCATCACCTTTCTTTTGTACGTCTCCGTGTGATTTACGAGTACCATTATTTATGTAATATATTGTATCACCCAAACCAACAGGAATGTTTTCTTTTAATACTAATTCCATATGTGCTTGACGAGACATCAAAGAACCTGATTTAGTTCTTTTCTTTGTGTGTACTTTATAATCATCAATACTCTGTTTTACACGAGCTTTGTTTGCAATTTTAGCAATTGGTATTTTTTGATTAAATAAGTCATCCACATACTGATAGTAAGATTCCAAAAATTCACTACCCTTACCATCAAGTAACAATCGTAATCCTGCATCCAAAAACTCGGCAACATATGTCTGAAGTTTTTTAGATTTAATGGTGTTACCAGTTAGTTTTACTTTTCCTTTATCGGTTAAAAGTGCGTAGTTCTTACGAGCTACATTAATAGTTGCTGGCCATTGTCCGTCAGTATCCAGTCCCATCTCACCCCTCATAAAGAGGTCATTATATTCGGCAACATCCGCCTCAGTTCCAACATAT